AGATATAGAATAATAACAAAGTATGGTAAAATTGAGAACCTTCATAAAACTACAAATGAATGGTTTAAAAGTGAAGGTAATAGCGTTTTTATTAATGAATTTGTTATCTATATAGTTCGTGAATATTCACAATTAAAAACGTATAAATGACAGTGGAAATTTTTCAATGGATTGAAATAGTAGTCTATGAGAATATCAGATGTGAGAAATATTATTATCTTTATGAACGGATATGCAACAACTAGAAAAATTACAAGAATACTGCAGGATTAGGAATATCAAAGCTACTTTTGTGGATGGTATTCTTATTGATCCTTTGCCAATAGTAAAGTCAAATTATAGAGTTAGGAAAGAACCTTACTTTATTGATTTAGCGGTTAAAAGATACGGTTGTAGTACAGTTGTAGATGCAATGTTTAACAAACAAATGACACTTATTTTATAGATTATGCACCCCACTAGAATTTTTAAAAGTTCTGAGGACTTAAAAAAGGCTTGGAACGAATATAAACAGTATAGAATAAATGACGCTAAAAATTGGCCTAAAATTCAATACGTAGGTAAAGAAGGACAAAGAATGGAAGACTATCCAGTTTTACCATTAACAAAGAGTGGATTTGAATTGTATTGTGAGGATAATTATGGAAATGTTTGTCAATATTTTGATAATAAAGATAATTACTATAATGAGTTCGTTGCTATCTGTTCACATATCGTAAAGGAATGCCGTGAACAACAGATAACAGGTGGAATGTTAGGAATGTTTAATACGTCAATTACACAACGTTTAAATGGCTTAAAAGATGAACAAACTATTGAGGTTAAAAACGAGCCTAGGGTATTCATAAGAAAGTAGATTTATGGGTTTTGAGATGACAACAACAGTTGAAAAGATGTTATCTATGACAGCTCGTAAAAAAGTCGTTCAAGGTGCAACGTCAAGTGGAAAAACCTATGGAATTATACCTATTCTTTATGATAGATGTTTGGAAACTGAAAGAATTAAAGTTACAATAGTTGCAGAAACATTGCCAGCAGTTAAAGAGGGTGCAATTGATATCTTTAAAAACTTTATGTATGATACATTTAGATGGGTAGATGACTATTGGAATGCAACGGCCTTAATTTATACACTTAAAAATGGTTCTAAAATACAATTTAAATCATTTGATTCAGTTGGTAAAGCTAAAAGTTCAGGTAAACGAGATATTTTATTTTTGAATGAAGCTAATCATATTGCTTATGAAATTGCAGATGCTTTAATCATTCGTAGTAGAGAGGTTTGGATGGACTTTAACGCTGATTCTGAATTTTGGGCCCATACTCAAATATTAACAGAACCGAATAGTGAGTTTTTAAAGTTGACATACTTAGATAATGAAGCAATACCACCCGAAACTTTAGAAGACCTTTTAAATCGAAAATCAAAAGCAGAACTTGAAGAAAAAAATAATCAAAAGGGTTATTGGTGGAATTGGTGGCAAGTTTATGGATTAGGTGAAATTGGTAGTTTACAAGGAGTTGTTTTTAGTGGATGGAAAACAATAGATTTTTTACCCGAAAATGCAAAGTTAGTTGGTAGAGGAATGGATTTTGGTTATACAAATGACCCCACAACAATGGCTGATATTTATATGTTAGATGGTAACTATATCTTTGATGAAAAAATTTATAAAACAGGATTAACTAATCAAGAAATATGGAGAGAATTTAAAGCATTAGGATTAGATAATTCAATCTATACGGTTGCCGATTCAGCAGAACCAAAATCTATTCAAGAACTTACTAATTTAGGTATGAAAATAATAGGTGCAACTAAGGGAGCTGATTCAATTATGTATGGTATTCAACGTATGCAAGAGGTTAATTTTTCAGTTACAGCTAGAAGCCTAAATTTAATTAAAGAACTAAGGTCATACAGTTGGGCCACAGATAGGGAGGGTAAAGAATTAAACAAACCAATTGATAGCCAAAATCATATTATTGATGGAATTAGGTATTTCTTTACGTCAAAACCAAAAGCAAAAGCACCTCGAAGCCGTTTACTATGATAAAATTTAACACGCAAATAAAGGATTTCAATCTACCCACTAGCTGGAGTGATATTAAATTCAAAGATTATTTGAAACTACAAAGTTCAAATGAAATTCAAGCTATTCAGATATTGACAGGGTTAAATGAGATAGAGATATTAATGTTAGATATTGAGGTTATAACTCCTTATTTAGAATTTCTCCAGGACGATCCGACTAAATTTGAAGAAAGTAATTTTATTAATGATATTGAACTACCTTTTGATTTGGGTCAAGAAAGCTATGAAAAAAAGATATTAGCTTGTAGGGATATTTCCAACGTGTATGAGGTCATTAAATTGTATTCTGGAGTAGATTGTTTAGAATTAGATTGCGAGGTCGTATTTCAAGCCTATTGCTACCTATTAAACCGATTAACAAAGATAATTGAACGAGATAATGAAAGGCTAAAATCCGATATAACAATAGAGCAAAAGATGGCTGGTATTGATAGCTTCAATGAACTAGGTGATTTCAATACTATTGACATGATAGCAGAAAAATATAACTATACTCACGAACAAGTGGAGCAACTACCTTATAATTTAATCTTTTTAATACTATTAAAACAAAATATTAGTACTAAATTTGAGAAGAACTATTCAGAAATAATAAAAGACAAATGACAATTAAACAATTAGTTAGCTCACACGTAGCGTTAATGACATCAAATAGTGAAAGCTATACTTTTTTACATAGCGAAACTCAGTTTCAAAATCTTATGGCTGATGAACAATTATTACCTTGTGTTTATTTAGACATGCCAATGAAATACACTCCGACAATTGCAATAACTGGAGCGTTTCAAAAAACATATATTTGCGTGGCTTTATTTCTATTTAAAAGTGAATTAGACGACAACGATACACAACAAGAAGCTACATTTGTAAAGGCGGAAAATGCTCAACGTGAATTTCAAATATTACTAGAAAACGATGTGGATAATGTTCGAGATTTAAAGGTTGAAACTTGCGTTCAGGTGCAAAATTTATTCGACACTAATATGAGTGGTGTTATGATGCCGTTTAGTTTAAGAATGATTAATTCAGATGGGGTATGTTAAAAGAAAAAAAATATCTTTGGATAATTACTATAGTTAGTTGGTTATTAATTGGGTCAATTATTTATTATGTCAACAAATAAAGAGATTTTCGATCAATTTACAAATACAATTATTCCTGAACTAAAAAAGGTTAGTGGTTCTTTGGGATCTACAATGTATGCAGAAAATACTGAGAATAGTATGACTATTTATGCTAGTCCTTTTATTTCGGTTCTATGGAATGGAAGAAAACCTACCTCAATGGGTGCGAAAACTGGCTCACCTACTTTACAACAGGCAATATTAAGTTGGATAAAGAAGAAAGGTATCTCAGGGAAAGCAAATGCACAAGGCAACGTACCAACAAGTGAACAGTTAAGTTGGGGTATCTCTAAGTCTATTCACTTAAATGGAACTAAGCTATATCAAGAAATAAAAGCAGGTAGACAACCTAAGAATATTTTTGAACCGATTTTGACTACAAATAGAATAGATAATTTATTAAATTTGATAGGACAAAGGTACTATGTTCAAATAACTAATATAATAGTCAAATAAATGGGATTTGCAATAATAAAAAGACCAGTTCAATTAATAAATGGTCATCAATCTAAATGGGCACCAGTTCATCAGCCAATAACATTTGAGGTTGAAAGATTAGATATGTCAATTACAAATGTTAAAGGAATATTTTCAGGTGGAAAATTATCTCATTTAAGAATAACACTTTTAAATCCTTACAACATAAACTATTTCAATTTTAAAATAGGAGATAAAATAAAAGTGCTGAATGCAACACAAGTTGTGTATACAATTTCAAATATTATAAATTCTTTAAATAGTTTTGACGTAAAATATATAGGAGGAAACATACCAAGTATTGGCGATTTTTTGATTTTTTTAGATTCGCTATATTACTTAGAAATGAGAGTTGTATATATTCAAAATAACTTGCAATATAAAGAAATTGGTGCTTTAAAAGCGAAAACTGATAGCAATGGAATAGCAAGATTTAATGTTCAAGAATTACTTTCAACAAAAACAATTAATCAAAATGATTTTCTTTATAATAAAATAAATGAAGGACAATGGGGTGAAGGAGCTAGGTTTAATGTTCAAATTAGACAATGGTTATACTTGAACACCTCAATTCCGAATACTGTCAACAATTATAGTGATTTAGTTAATTCAAATGTATTTTACTATACGAATTCAGCTAACCAGATTCAAAATGAATATGGTTATAACATGGGCGAATATGTACCTACCTATGATGCTACAAGAACAGATAAGGCTAAATTTCAAAGTGTGTTTAAAAAACCTACTTATTTTCCTAATTATCCGTTTAGTTTGAATTTTATTTATTCTGATAACATGAAAAATTTTCAAATATATAAAACTGAAGAAACAAAAGATATAAATGGAAATGTTATAACTACAATTGATACTAATCTAGATATTGCACATAGGGAGTTAGGTAATAGATTAATGTTAGCCCAAAATTATACGTCAAATATAAAAAGTTTAGATATTTTCATAAGCACTGACGGTGTGGAGATAATTAAAGATGATTATTTTGAAGAAGAATATTTAGATGGTACAATTGCTCCACCACCTGTAAATAATGATTATGATGACGATTTAATTAAAGGACTAGTAGGATGAGAGTAACAGAAAAAAAGACAATTAAAATAGATAGAGAATGTAAGGAAAACCCAGTATTTATTTCTTGGATAAATACCTACGGTGGTCGTGAACATTGGTTATTTCATAAAGTGCAAACGAAGGGAATAGTTACCTCGAATGCTGGGACTTATGAGCCTTATATTTCTGATCTTTCAACTGCAAGAGGTCAAATAACTGACATATCTAAGAATGCTACACCTTTATTAATAGTAAATGCTACGGTTGACATTGAGGACATTGAAGGTTTAAAAACAATGCTTTATTCACCTTGTGTGGAAATGTTAGTTTCTGAAAATCCTATAAAATGGAACACGGTAAGACCTCAGGTTGGCTCATTTAAGCTATACGATACAACTGATGTTAGAGCAACTATTCAAATTACATTAGAATTACCTTACATATTTATCCAAGGTTAATGAACGAGCTTATAATTAATGATAGAATAGTAGATTTAAGCGAAAATACCAATATTGGGCTAACGTTTTGCGCAAATAATATCGGTGAGTTGCAAAATAGACAAGGGAATTTTTCGAATACTTTCAAGTTACCAATAACGAAAAAAAATAGAGAAATATTTGAGTGGTCAAACTTGCAAACTACGACCAGTTTAATGCCGTATAAAAAGCTAAAAGCGACTTACAAGCAAAATGGAGTTGAGATAGTTAGTGATGGAGTAGCAGAAATTCAATCTACGGATAACAACTATTTTTATGTAAATGTTTATAGTGGAAATTTAGATTTAATTGAAGCTATAGGCGATATTTCAGTAGGTGAGTTATACAAGAATGATATAGTATATAACTGGGAATACAGCAATGTATATACTTCATCAGACATACCTTCTAATTATTTCGTATATCCTTTAATTGACTGGCGAAGTGATATTGATTCTTTTTTTAATTCGGCTTCAATTGATGTTAGTCAAATGTTACCATGCGCAACTATACCTCCATTATTTGATCGATTAGCTGAACGTATTGGTTTTAATTTTAAAGGTAACTTTTTTAGTAGTCAAAATTATTTAAATATGATTTTAACTCCTAATTCATTTTCAATACCTAAAACTGATGCCGTTAAAAGTAGTCAGCCATTAACATCTACATTAAGTACTTACACTCAAATATCAAGTGGGAGTTCTACGTCTTATGTAGATTATTACCCTAATTTCAGAAATGAAAATAATAACCCTGATTTTTCATTAGGAATTTTTAAACCATCAATTAATAAAATAGGAAAATTAAAATTTGCAGGTGAATATGATTTGTTTTTTTCAGGCACTTTAAGTGGCCCTGGTGGAATTGTTCAAAAACAAGCAACTGTATATGTTTATATAACTGATGTGACTGGCACTATTACTCTTTATGGCCCTATTGCTTATGGCCCTAATGTTTATGGTAAGACGAAAATATTTATTGATATTGAAACGCCTGAAATGACATTTACAGCAAATACAATTTACAAAGTTAAATTAAAAATAGCTATTCCTCAAACTAATAAAAATCAAATAGTTAATTTAACTGATTATCAAACACAAACTAAGTTCCTTGGTTATATTGGTGGTATAGATTCTCAAAGTCCATCGGTTGTTTTTCCTCACTATTTAGAATTTACACCTTCTCCAAAAATAGCTTATAATACGAACATTGATTTCACTAAGATATTCACAATGAAAGTTAAAGACGTATTAAAAGACATTCTAAACATGGAAGGTATTATAATTCAGACTAATAACTATTCAAAATCTATTCAATTTAACAAATTTGACGACGTAATTTTAAATAAATCAATAGCAAAAGATTGGTCAAATAAATTGCAGAATGCCACACAAATGGGTTTTAAGTTTGGCAATTATGCGAAGAAAAACAATGTAAAATTCAAGACTGAAAGTGAGTTTGATAGCTATTTTAATTTAACAGATGAAAATTTAGACGTTGAAAAAGATGTGATTAAATTAGGTCATGATGCAACAATTGAAACTAATAAATACGCTGGCTATATCATACCTAAAATAGATGCGTTAAAAGATGGTAGCAATGAATGGAATAACCCATCTTGGAGGTTGCTTTATTTAAAATTACAAAATACAATATTTAACATTGGATACAATGACGGAACGAATTCCGCAGTTAAAAATAGAAATATACCATTTTGTAACTTTAAAAATGGTAAAGAATTGATTGACGAAAACTACACTAATATTGTTAGTATTTTACAAAAACCAAAAGTGCTAAAAATTGTAGCTAAATTAAATGTTACTGATATTAGCAATCTAAATTTCACAATACCGATACAAATTCAAAGACCTGATTTAAATATAAGTGGTTATTTTTACATTAATAAAATAGAAAATTACAAAGGTGGCTTAACAAGTTGCGAAATTATAGAGATATGAGCGAAGAAAAAACAGTATTATTATCTATTAAATTAGACACAGCAGATTTAAAAAAGAATGCGGAAATTGCTTCTCAAAAAGTAGTTGAATTAACTAATTTTCAAAAAATACTTAAAAAAGAAAACCAACAAGGAACTGTTGAGTACGCTAACCTTTCAGCTGAATTAAAGGCTCAAAATTTGATTTTACGCCAATCTTCTCAAGCACTTGAAATTCACGAAAGGCTAGGACATAAACAAAACCTAACGATAAAAGAACAAGGCGAAATGTTAAGTGCTGGTAAGATAGCATTAAGAAATTATACAGCCGAAGAAATTGCAAGCACCGAAAGTGGTAGAAAATTAAATGAAGAAGTAAATAATTTAAATGAAAGTTTAAAAAAGTCAGAAGCTGGATACGGTGTTCACGTTAGAGAGGTTGGTAATTACGACAAAGGAATTAGAGGTCTTAAGGCTGAATTAAAAGACCTTAAATCTCAAATGGTAGGTTTGGATGCAGGTTCTAAGGAATACCAACAAGCGAGCGAGAAAGCTGGTGAATTAGGCGATAAAATCAAAGAGGTTAATGAGAATGTTAAGGCTTCTTCAGGTGGTACAGGTTTTGAGAAACTATCAAACAATTTAGGTCTAGTCAAAGATGACTTAATGAACTTAGATTTTGCAGGAGTTTCGGAGAAAATGAAACAGATGGCGGTGGTGTCTAAGGGAATGACATTTAAGGAAACTTTAGGTGGTCTTAAACAAATGGGTAGTGGATTGATTTCACTCGGGAAAGCGATTTTAGCAAATCCTTTATTCTTAATGGTTGGTGTAATACTAGGAGTTGTTGCGGCTTTACAAGAATGGAGTGATTATTCAGCAGAACAAGCGGTTAAGGCACAGGATAAACATACATTAGCATTAGAAAAGAATATTGAAACAATTAAAACACAACAAAAAACACTAGAAAGAAGTCAAGAATTAGAATTGAAACGTGCTGAATTAGAAGGAAAAAGTGCCGAAGAATTAGGTAAGATAAAATTAAGACATTTAAGCGAAACGAATAAAAAACAAATTGAAGAACAAAAAGCGTTTAATAAATTATCTACCGATTTATCAAAAGATATAGCAACAGCTGAAAGACAAGGTAATGAAGATAGAAAAAATGATTTGGAAGATAAAAAAGAAGATGCCGAAAAGTCATTTATTGATTTGTATAATGAAAATCTACTTTATGAAGATAAGCGAAGAAATTTAATACTAGAAAATAACAAGGCTATTCGTGAAGAAACAAAAACAGCAACGGAAAAAAGATTAGCTGAAGAACAAATAAATGCACAAAAAAGATTAGATTTTCTTTATAAATTAGCTGATCTACAATTAGCTAATGAGGACAAAGCAAATGCAAATAGTTATAAAAGAGCTGAAATAAAGTATTCTACGATGCTTAATGATGCTAATAATTCAGCACAAGATTTATTGCAAATTCAAAAAGATTATAATACTGAATTAGATGCTTTAGATAAAGAAGCTAAAAAAGATGCAATAGCTACATTAGATGAAAATAAAAAACGTGAAATTACAGATGCTAAAGAAAACCAACAATTAATAACTGAAATTGATAGAAAATATATACTTGAAAAAACAGCTATTAATATTGAATATGAAAATAAGAAAAAAGTACGTGATACTCAAAGTATAAAAGATACTGAATTATTTAATAAAGCAAAATTAGATGATGAACGAAAAACAACAAATGAAATTAAATTAATAGATGCTGAATTATTATACCTTAAGTCAAAAGGTAATGAAGATGAAAAAGCAATGTTTGATGCATTTCAAAAAGCGAAAATTGATGTTTTAAAAGATAATGCACAAAAAGAACTTTTAATTGAAAACCAAACTAAAGAGCAAAAAGATTTAATTCGTTCAAAATTGGCATTAGATACTGAAAAAATAAATAATGAAGAATATAAAAAGACTGAAGAAAAAGAAACTAAAAAAGTAGAAAAAACATTAACAGATAAAGAAAAAGAAGCACAAAAAATAGCAGAAATTACTTTACAAAGTGCTACACAATTAACAGATGCTCTTTCACAAATAACACAAAATAGAATAGCAAATGAATTATTAGCTGAACAAAATAAGAACGATGAAAATCAAAAACAATTACAATCGCAACTTGATGCTGGCTTAATTTCTGAAGCTGAATTCAAATCTAAAAAAAGTGAGTTAGACGCTACATTTAAAGCAACTGAAAGTAAACTAAAAAAAGAAGCATTTGAAAAGGAAAAACAAGCTAATATAATTAAAGCTACAATGAATACTGCATTAGCTATTACAAGTGCTTTGCCAGAGATCCCTTTAGCAGTTTTAGCTGGTATATTAGGAGCGGTTCAAATTGGTTTGATAGCTTCGCAACCTACTCCTAAATTCGCAAAAGGTGGTTTATTTGGTGGAAATAGTCACGCAAACGGTGGAACGAAAGGTTACTTTGAAGACGGCACACAAATAGAGGTTGAGAAAGATGAAAGTTTCTTCATTCTAAACAAAAGAGCAACTCCATTAATTAGTCAATTATCTAACATTAATATGGCTACGGGCGGGGTACCTTTAATGGCAAATGGTGGAGCAATTAAATTTCAAAACGGTGGAGCGGTGGCGAGTAGTTTATCAAACAATTTAGACAATCAATTGAACGCACAAAACCAATTGCTTAGAATGATCGAATTAATGCCTAAGCCAGTTGTTATTGTACAAGACATAAACGATGCACAAGGAAATTTGGCAACGGTTGAAAATAGAGCAAATTTTTAAAGATAAAAAAAACCGATATATTAATTTATATCGGTTTTTTCTTTTACTTATATTTTACTTCTAGTTTTTCAAATTCATAAAGCGTATATTTTCCGCATCCTCTAATTCCTAATATTTGCTTTCTATTTAGCTGAAATAAATCAAACAATGTAACTAATTCTAATTTTTGACACACAGAATTAAAAAATCTAGCTGAAATTTCGCCATTTTCAAAAATATCTATTAATAATATTTGATTTGAATTTTTACTGATGCTTAAAATTTCATTTTCTATTTGTTTTTTATATTCAAAACATATAGATAAGGCATTTTGATACTCTTTTTCAGTTATTTTTTTCATAATTATTTAGTTTTTGCAAATATACAATAAATAAAACATTAACTTTATATTATGTCAATAAAATTACTCGAAAAATTACACGATAGTGGTGAACTTCATGACTTATTACGTTCAGGCCTTATTTCTGTAAACGTATTAACTTGGTTTAAGATTTACAAAGCATACCAATTTCAAATGGAAAAGGGAGTTAAAAAAACTCAAGCAATAACGGACGTTTCAGATGTCTTCGGGGTAAGTGAAAGAATAGTATACAGAATAATAAAACGATTTGAACAATGAAAATTTACAAAAAAGGGAATTACATTTATTTAGTAAATGCAAGTGGCGACATCAAACAAGACCACGCAAACGAGGTTAAAATAACCAAAACAAATGT